GCTTCCGGGCCTAAACCTAACTAGGAAAACAAATGAATCAGCAAGAACGTGACGACCTGAGAGCCAAGCACATTTTGGAGACATACGAGGACAGAATAACTAAACAGGAAGTTAAAACCTGTGGTCATTGCTGCCTTGATGAGTGGCCCTGCGATGCACTTAAGGTGCTTGACGCTTGGGAGGCCGAGCAATGAACCAACAAGAACGCATTGACTACATCAACAGGGGCTACACCGAAGAAGGCTGGCTGTCTTTGATTCTCGAACTTGATGAGAAGTTGTCAACTATTGACCCAAACTATGCCATAGTGCAAATTAAGGAAAAGTTTGGCGGTCTTCGTTACTACTTTGACTGTTCTGAGAACACGTCAGAGGCAGACATGGAAGCCATGCATGAACTAGAAACCAAGTACGAAAAACTTTCGTATAAAGTTTGTGAATTTTGTGGCTCCACGAAGAATGTAATAACCAATGGGAGATGGCTTAAAACCTACTGCCCTAAGTGTGGAGAGAAACTATGAACCAACAAGAACGTGATAACCTTAAGGAGCAATAATGGGTAAATGGAGTTTTGCAGACGAGCATGCAATTATTAGTAAGCATCTCAACGACGAATACAAAAAGAATCTCATTAAGAATATGCGTGAGAAGCACCAACCCCTTGACCAGCACCAAGGTGCTATTGGGGCAGTGACCTACTGCGTAGGTTGCAAGACTCCGGGTGGTCTGCTTAACACCCTGTGGCCTTGTGACGTCGTAACGTTAATAAACGTTACCGGGTCTTGAATAAGGCATGTGCCCTTTAAAGCCCTTGCGGAGTTCCTCACGCTTTTTACGACGCTCTTCACGCTCGTCCTGAATCATTTCAATGTTGCGAGCATAGCCACAGACGTCAACGATGTTGTCTCGTGAGGGTGCATGCATTTCGCGTGACACCTTTACGAGCATCATCATCCAGCAGACGTCCTCTGCAGTGATTTCCATGTCAAGGTAGGTAGACCAGAAATCAGCAGTCCTGTCGTGATTGTCAAGAGGGTGACCATACGTTTCGTGGCGGTCAGTAGTTGTAATTCCTGCTGCTTCTTCAAGAACAGTTTTACTTGAGGAATTTGGCAAGGGAGACTCCTTCGTAGCGTCGGCAGAGATAGTCAAGGGAAACTTCCATGATGTCGTAGGCGCCGTCTTGAACTTCGTTTTTGACAATGATTCCTCGCCACTCTCGGTTTCCTTGTGGCCCAACATAGTCTTCGTCGTGGAGGTAGCATGCGCCAGACACAAGCCCTCTTTGCACCCCTGCAATGGTTTGTCGCATCCCAGTGAGATGCACTTGCTGATGCCCCATACTGAATGAGCACCCGATGGTCTTGAGTCTGAGTTCGATGTTGTTCCCACTGTATGGCCTTCCTGTCATTGGGTTGTAGAAGAAATGCGAATAGGCGATGCCATCAATAAACTTGAGTTCTTTGAACTCCGTTGTTCGCCAGCCATGCTTTTGCCAGTCAAAAGATTTAGGGCCAAATAGCCCATCAAAACGGACGTCCTCACGCACGAGGCGGAACAGGCGGTCTTCATGGTTGCCTCGGAAGTGATGCCTGCCCATCTTCTTCCAACCCTTAGCCATTCTAATTTTGTCGGCTTGGTCTAAGTAGCCAGACAAGATGGCGATTTGCTCGTTGCCTGCTGTAAGGTCTGCCTCAATGCGTTGGCCTTCGGCATTCTTGCTACCGGCTTTATCATAAGAAGAAAGGGACGACATATCATGCCAGTCCCCAATTTGGATAATCTCAATTCTGTTCTCTCTTTTGGAGAGCAGGTCTTCTAAATACATCCCAATCCATTTGATATGGTCAGTGGGTGTATCAGGTGTGATTTGTGTATCAGGGATAAAGACGTGTGTGCTCGGCTGTGTCATGTGACCTCCCTAGTCACTAGAACACTAGCAGAGTTATGAAAGAATTACTTTAGTGTGCACTTCACTAGGCATTGTTGTGTAAATGTCGGCCTTAGCCCACTCCTGTGCGCCTTCCCAGCCTGCGTACATCAAACCTGCAGCAGCAAGCCCTGAGCAAATCCACGTCTTAGAACGACGCAAACAAATCGAATCAGGAAGCAGAATGTCAACCACGCAAGAGGCGATGCTGACATACCCATACTTGGAACCAACTTGGCTCTTCACGAACTCGTTAAACAAACCCCTGTCAGCGCCAGCCGGAAGCGGTACAACTTCGTAGTGCCCACCGGGGGCAACGCTGGACAAACATTTGTCATTTGACACACCTTTTGCCTCAGCCTGAATGACGTACCAGATACCGTCTACTTGGTGCGAGAGAACGGCAACGTGATTCCACGTCGAACCCTTACGGCGCTCTCCGCCACGCAACCATTCGCCAAAGCGGATTGCTTTAGCAATGATGCCTTTTGAATGAGCAAAAACGAGGTCGCCTGCCTTCATCGGTTCCATCTGTTCATCACCTGTTCCTTCTTGTTTTGGAAATACAAACGGTCACGAGCATCGGCTGCGTATTTCAGCGCCTGCAGGTTCCGTTCAGTTGGGTTAGCAATCCATTCTCTTACGAGACGGTCAACCTTAGCGTTCGCTTCCCTCAACCTCAGGCTCCTGATGGATGTTCTTGTGAGTCCATTGGACGGTGTGGTAGGTAGTGAACCCACCAAAAAGGGCAATCGGAAGAATGCCTACCCATCCCCAGAAACCATGCCTAACAAGGTTCACACCAGAATAGGCAGCAAGGATGATGGATGCCCAGTCAAGCACAAAATCGCAGACGCCTGCCATCTTTGCCTTGCCGTTACTGATTGCATCAACAAGCACAGTTCCGACCATGTCTTTGACAAGCATGCAAACGGAACCAACAACCGAATAAAATACAATGTCCCAATTCATTGAGTTGGAATCTCAATCCCTAGTTTGTCGCAAATGAGGCCAAGCAAATCGGCAGGATTACTGGTGTTCTTGCCGTTCATTGTCAACTTGTGCTCAATGCGAGCAAGAGTTTCGTCCTGCTGCTTAACGGTGACCACGAGGTTGTCAACAATTCCCCTAGTCTCTAGAGCATGCTTACGGTGTTCCACATGGCGACGGTGAGCAGTAAACACTACGGTTCCACCACCAAAAAAACCACCAAGGATGAATACAACATTGTAAATCTCTCCTACAAGAGTCGGGAAATCAACAGCATATAACATTTACATCAGTCCAAGTGCCCGCAACTTGGCGGTAGTCAGTGGCCCAATGATGCCATCAGCATCAAGACCATGAGCAGCCTGCCATTGCTTGATTTGCTGAGTGTTTTTGAACTTCAAAACCTTGTGTGGCTTGCCACCAATAGCAGCCACAACCTGAGGCTTAGACGGTGGCAAAGAACCGTTAGGAATGATTACAGGGTCTTTAGGAATGAACCGCAGGAACGTTTGAGGAAGCCTGCCGTCAATGCCGTAGCCCTTAGTTGTAACGGTGCGTGGCATGTTGACCCAAACGTATGATGGGTCGCCCTCCCAGCCATGACTAACTGTCAACACATCAACCTTGTTGTATACGGCTACGACGATAGCGGTATGTTCGCCAGTGCCACCGCCGTACACGACAACATCGCCCGGTGTCACATCTGATACCGGGATGTGCTCACCATGAGCCAGCAACGTGCCGGTATACCCAAATCCGTTGTAAACCATTTGATTGGGGTCAGGCGCTCCTGCCCATGCATAGCAATCAGTTACGAATGCTGAGCAGTCCGCAGTGAGAGGCAGTTTAAATGGCTTGTGAACCCCCTCCATGCGCAATGGGCCTTGGGAGTAATGGATTTGGCTAGCGTTGTCTACACCCCATTTGGCATTAGCAACAATCTTTTGACGCACAGTGGGCATTACAACTCCTAGTTGGTAACGAGGCTAACTGACAGCGAGGCAACGTCAATAATGGTGGCATTAGAAGTAAGAGCGTACAAGCCAATGCTGTCGTTAGCAGACAACAAATACTCAAACGTAAACTGCATAACGTTAGTCCCAACGCCGTTTGGTGGGTTACCAATCTGACTTTGCAAACCAACAAAAGGATTTGAGGTACTTCCATTAAGAATAGGTCGGAGATACCAGTTTCCTGTTGGCACAGTTGAAAAGTGGGCGTAACCACTAACGCGATAAACGCCAGCAACAGGGACTGTAATAGCATTGCTAGCAACAGTAGTTCCGTTTTTTGAATACTGAGTTGTGCCAAGCGTTACGTTTGTACCAACACCAGCAGTAAGGTTTTGATTTGCTGAACCATACAAACGAGCAGCAGGAATCTTAGGGACGTAACTAGCCGTATCAAGGAGGCCGGTTACAAAACTAGATGTAACGTAACCTTGAACATACGCTGCAGTTACAATGTTTTGAACATAAGTAACAGCATCAAGGCTATTGGTAATATAAGAACTATCAATAATTGCTTTGACAATGGAATCTGGCAAAGTGTGCGTGTGATTTGCAGCAGCAGCAACAACAGACGTACCTTGCAAGCCGGTAATGCTTCTGGTAATGTCTGCAGGTGCAGGGTTTGCACTAGCAGTTCCTTTTAACAGATTGGCTACTGCTCCAACAGCATTGTTAGATTCTTTAAACTCAGTAGCAGAAAACACAACAACAACTTGCGCTGTAAGGTCTGTGTGTGTAGAAATTTGGGTGCTGTCGTATCCGCGAGTAACGCCAGTTAAAGAAGACCCAACTGCACCTTGAGGTACATAAATCTTTTCTTCTTTAGACGTTCCATAATCAACAGCAATAACGTAACCGCCATGAGTTCCCAATGGGTCGCCAGTGTCTACTTCAACCCAATTTGACAATGTGTTTAATTGAATATTGGATGAGCCGCTAGTGCCAGTTGAGGTTGACATAGTAGCAGCCAGCGTAGTTGGAACGGCAGTGCCAGAATAAGAGCGTACTGGATATGAAAGGGGCATGTTCTATTCTACCTTTTATTCGGTGTTCGCAGCAAGGTATCGGTAGCCACCGATAGTTTTAAGAGTGACAACGCATTCACCAACAAATCCTCGTTCGTAATTGTCAGAAACTTTATGGGGCAACCAATCCAATCCTTCGACAACTACATAGGCGGAAAGTGGCCCTTCTCTGTATTCAACAACTGTTTGGCTAACAAGCAAATGTTGTAAAAACATAAAATCTTGATATGGGTCTGACGGAGTTACTTGCGCACCAGACAAGTTGTTTTTAAAAAAAGAAACAACAGGAGAAATCATTGTTTCTGAAACAGCACAAGGCCATGATTTAAGAGTGCAACGATATACAATTGGTGTTATAGAAGCATCATTGTTATCACGAACTAAATCAATTTGCAATCCAATTTTTTCAGAACGGGCAAATCCTGAACGAATATCTATTTCTGAACCATTGTACGCACCAGTTTGTATAGTATAATCGTTATCATTAGCATCATAATAAGTAATATTAGAATTAACATATCCTGAATTATTTTGAGCAGAATAATCAATTTTAACTGGAATTTTATTGTCAGAAATTCCATAAGTAATATAACCAGTATTTAACTTACCGTAATATACATACTCAATTTGGCCGCTCATATCTCTTTTTGCGCCCCAAGTTCCGTAATCTTCAATATTAAAATACGGATATTCAGAATTTGGATGAATATCCATCCAAGTAACTTCACCTTGAGTTTGTGTAACCATAAGGTCGGAAGCGTACACTGGTGAAAGTGGGTCATTGTTAATAAATTTTGTAATGTCCATTCTTCCAATTCCACTTTTATATTGTTCATAATTTGACCAACCAAAATAAACAAAACGACCTCTGCCTACAATTGCCCTGACTGGAGCATTAACAGGTTGAAGAAGGTTTGGAGAAAGTGGGCCAGCCTTTAAATCTCCACCACTTGTAGCAGTTGGGTCATAAGCATTAAGTGTTTGACACATTCGAATGCCAAGGTTTGTGCCAAGAAAAATGTAATTTAGGTAGCCGTACAGCGCAGTTGGATACTCACCGTTTTCGAGTGGCAACGTCAGGGTTGGGTAGTTCAAACTGAACGGTTGATTCACAGAAGTGTTTGCAGTAAGGCCATTCATTGTGGCTCGGTAAATTGCACCAGCGTTATTGTCGGTTCTATGACCACCAATGTAAATTTGCGTCATGCCACCAGTAGCACACGTCCATTCCCATTGGCTGTCTGGGTGAATCATCAAAACTTGTGAAGCATTAGGTGGAACATTTGCATTTGGAATAGTATTAAAATTAAGCATGCAGTTGGTAGAACCAGTACCAACATAGAATCCGCCAAAAGCAGTTCCGGCTCCGGGGTTGGTACCACCGTTAACGGTAAACGAAGTTGAGGTTGCACTTGCAACCGTTCGTTGACCGTTATAAGAATTTGGTGTGCAGCCAGCAATTGTAATTGTGTCACCAGTACTTAAAGTATTTGCTGCTGTAAATGTCCATGTTCCGCCGGAACTGCTAATTGCAGTAATGGGAGATAAAACTCCACCATGAGCAGAAGCAATTAATACATCATTACAAATTCTAACCATTCTATAAGAATCAATATTATATCCAAAATTAATATAACAAGTAATAGCAATATTCCTACTATCATCAGTTAATTTTTGACTTAAACTAAGAGTATTTCCAGTTACAGAAGTAATATATGTTTTATCAGGAATGTGACTTCCAGTTACAAGCATTCCAGTTTGCACGGCAGCAGGAAGAGAACTTGTATAAGTCATATCGTTATGACCTGATAACCCGGTAACATTATCAATGCTAATTGTGTAATTAGTAATTTGACCAATTGAAACAAATTTCTTTGCTTCAAAATTAGAAGTTTTACCAGCAGTATTAATAGTCCAAATGCCATTACTAGTAGCAACATAAACAATATTTCCATCAGTACAAATATCATAAATAGTAGGACTATCTGTAATTAAAGTTGAAGAAATTAAAGAACTCGGTAATTTACCATTATAAAAAGAATAATCAGAATTATAAAAATAAACATAAGAATTTTTATAAGATACCCAATAAGTACCTACTGTAATAGTTTTATTACTAATAGAAGGAATACTATATTGTTTAGTATCAGGTAAAAGAGTTATTTGATTTTCTGTCCATACATCAATTCCAGTTGAAGACAAAAATCTTGAAGATGAACTTTCTTGTTGCCTATCAAGAAATTGTTGACCAGCACCTTCAGACCAATCAAGTTGGTCGCGTCGCCACAAACCCTCGGTGTTGAGTGTACCATAACCGGAAACGTTGGAAAAATTAATTGACTGACGTTGGGGCTGGATAGTACGGTGTCGAAATGCTTCTCGTCGGTAAGGTTCAAAAGAAGTATTGACTGTAAAATTTCTTCCGTTAATAGAAATAGTATTTGGGTATTGAGTAGGCATTACTGCCGCAGCACCGGGTGGGACTGGATAAATTGACGAATGGCCTTGATATGGATTAAGAAATGTCATCGGTGCGGTAGCCTACCATACTGCTTATGGATGCGAGCCACTTCTTCTTCGATGCGCTTTTGTCGGTAAATTTCCATACGTTGAGTAGAATTCATAATTGCTCCTGCCGGAACATCGGCAGCCTTGCGAGGGTCAGGCTGTACCATAAACATGTTGCGAGAGAACTCACGGTTTTGAATAAGTTGAATAGTTGCCCCAAGCGGAGGAATATCAATAGCAGTGACCGGCAAATTAGGAATGTGAGTAATTCCGGTGTAACCGTTGTAAGGTGCTTCCAAATCGTTGCTGACTGGCGTATCGCAAATATTGTCGCTAGGGTCAACGTAGCGAACCAAAGGAGCAGTGTAGGTAACGTACATTGGCATACCGGGATAACCGGCTTCGTAAATTGTTAGACTGTTGCCGGATGGGAAAATACTTTTGTCTTGGTATCTGCTAACATGCCAGCGAGTAATGGGTGGATAACGTCGGTCAGGGAAAGGATGTTTGTATCGCAACTCAATAATTTCAATAAAGTTTTCTGGCAAACCGCCAAGGTCGTATCCCATGAACACAGGGTTGTAATTAATAATGGCAGTGTTAATGCGTACAAGACCTTGAGCAGAAAGAGAGTTAAGGTCATCGTTAATTGCTACACCAACATCAAATTTAGTCAAAGAAGAATTGACATAAACAAGGGTATTAATAGTATGTTCTTTAGCAATTGAACCCATGTAACCACGTTCAACAGTTACAGTTCCCGCACTTTGATTAGCACTAAGAACTAACATAAGTTCTAAATCAATGCTAAGAATTGCTCCCGGAACACCTGCATCTGCTTGAACACCAGTAATATAAAAAGTTTCTTGACTTGCATCAATTGTTGCAACAAGTTGAAAAGTAATTTCGGAAACGCCAGACATGACGCGACGGTATACTTTTTCAACAAGGTCGCCAAAACTATAACTAGAACCTAATGAGGCGCTACCACTTACAGAAATTAATGCCACGTTCTATTGTACCTTATCCAACATCAAGTAATTCCGGTGACTGTCACTATGAAGTTATTGTAAGTTGGCGCTGATGCTCCCTGAGCAGAGTCCAATTGCAATCGAGTACTAAGAACAAAATTAGAAGTGTTTGAAGCGTTAAGCCAAGTTGTATAAGAAAAAGGATTAAGAGAAGTAGCAGTGGTTGAAACTGGTGCCACTATTTCATTAGCCGTTGTAAACGCAGAAGGGGTTGCCCCACGCAAACCAAGGTTAACTGCGCTATTAGTAAAACTAACTTGCAATTTAACACCTGTGTTAGTGCAAACACCAGTTTGTATGCCTTGCACAGTTACAAGATAATTTTTAAAACCACCTGCAATAGTAACTGAAGTACCAATGTCTTGAACGGCAGTAGACAGTACGGCAACTCCAGCATTTGACGCGTTGCCCCAGATTCTGTCACCAAGAGTTGTAGGCGTTGCAGTAACGTTTGGATAGCCAGAACCGTAAATCATGTACCCTGCGCCGGGTGGCATGTTGACGTAAGTAGAAGCAAACCCAGTTGTAGTTGATGCACCAAGGCCCGAAGTGGAACCAGCAACAGTAATAGTAGTAGTAGTTACTGCTGTAATAAGATAGTCGCCGTTGTAACTTGATGGCGTAAAACCAGACAAAATTACTGATTGGCCAACAGAAAATGAAGAACCTGATTGGACTGTAACAACAAAATTGCTAGCAACATTAACAACGCCACCAATTGCTACAGGGGAAGAGCCATATGTGGTTTTGCCAATAGTTAAATTGGAATAACTAGAACTGTTTTGTGCAGAAATTAATCGTACAGATGAACTTGAATTGTTTGTTATATAACTTGGAATTCCCGGGTTTTGTGCAGTTGAAAAATTAACTGTTAAATCAGCAGTGCTTGCACCAGTGTAACTTTGTTTTGAACCAAGCGTTAATGTGCTGGATGCAGTTAACGTTCCAAACAAAGTTAAAGAGTTAACAGCGCCATAAGTTGAGTTGTTGTTGTACATTGATGTTGCTGCGTGACACCAATAATTGCTTCCATCTGACCATACTGTAATAGGCGTACCTTGAGGAACGTAATAACCATAACCTTTGTTAAGGAGGGCACCAGTTGCTGGAAGCACAATAACTTGCGACGTGCCAGTAGAAACATAAGTAGCAGACCAAGGCGCAGCAAGAACACCAAGAGTAGTACCGGGCAATGTAACAGTACAAGCATTAGAAAATTCAATTTGCTTACCATTATCTGCTGAAGTAGCAGCCCAAGTAGTAGCAGTAGAAGTTTGAATTGTATTAGCAATACCGCTTCCTGCGCCTTGTGCACCCTGTGGAATAGTAAAGTTGAAAACAGCAGCAGACGAACTACCTGAGTTTGTTACTGACGCTTGGCTTCCAGCAGCACCTGTTGTAGTAGTACCGACAGCAATTGTTGCAGCAGCACCATTAGTTCCATTAGTTCCATTAGTACCCGGCAAACCTTGTGCGCCTTGTGGAATAGTAAAATTAAACGTAGCGTTTGAAGAATTACCAGAATTGGTAACTGATGCTTGTGTACCTGCTGCGCCAGTAGTTGTAGTACCAACGTTAATAGTTGCAGCAGCACCATTAGTACCGTTAGTACCATTAGTGCCGTTGGTACCATTAGTACCCGAAAGACCCTGTGGGCCTTGAGGAATACCAAAACTAAATATAGCAGTAGATTGGTTTCCTACATTTGTAACTGTTGCTTGACTGCCTGCGCTAAGGGTAGTAGTAGTACCAACATCAATAGTTGCAGGGCCTTGTAGCCCTTGTTCACCTTTCGGGCCTTGTTCACCTTGTAACCCTCGTGGCCCTTGTGCGCCTACAGCACCAGCAAGACTGTTGTCTAACACCCATGAATGGTTAATAGTAGTTCCTGAAAAACCAGATGTAGGGTATGGCCCATACAAGTAATACGCTTCTTGCGTTGGGACTTGAAGTTGCCATTGACCGGGGCCACCAAATTGTGGGCCGGGGTACACAGGGCCAGCATCAGCACCGCCAGTAACACCGGCAGCCTCAGGGCTCATACCTTGCGTAGGCGTACGAGAGAACCGTGATGCTTTGTAAGCATACACTGGCACGTCTTCTAACAGGCCTGTAGGCCCTTCTACGACACCCGAAAGGTAATAGGTCATTCTGCCCCAGCCGATTCTTTTTTGGCCTCTACCATGCGTTCTTTAACTTCGTTGTTGGCTTCTTCAATACGCCGAGACATAGAAGCAGTAGGGGCTACTTGGCCTGACTCAAGTTCAAACGTAGTGCGAGCAGTCTGCTCAAGTTTGGCTGCACCAACGGTGCCCTTAACCTGAAGCCCTTCTCCACGAAGACGTTTGTAGGCCGACACATCTTTTTCACGCTTGTCCCAATATTGCTTGTCAGCAACTGCTTGTGGCTTGCGAGTAGGCATGTCAGATGGACGACCAATGTTGATTGCCTGCACTTTGCAGCCAAAACAATCATCACCATGTTGACCAAAATGAGTTTTAACCATGTCGTTCTCCTACGAAATGCAAGCCGAGTAACCTGAGTTTTTAAGCATTAATGCAATGCCATCAGTTATTTTACTAGGCCTATCCCACATTTGCTCAATCCATACTTCATGGCTTGTTTCAAAGTATGTTGGTTTGGCAGGGTTGACATCGTAGTTGGTGTAATAACCCCAAGAAAAAGGGCCACTAGGGTCGTTAGGATTCCAAGGATAAGGAATGTCTGTTTTAGAATTTTCAGATGTTGGATAATTTTGTACAAACGTTCCGTTGCTTAACAAGAAAACTTGGACGTAAGCATCGTAAGGTTTGTAAAATTTGTACAAACCCTTTTGCTGCACGGAAGAATCGTGCATAAACCTTGGAACAATTTGAACCTTAGGCGGTGTAAAGGTGGGCATTTACCACCGCTTGTTCTGAGTAATCCTCGCAGCAGGTTCAACTTCATCCGCAGCACGAAGCGACGTGAATGGGTTGACGTATTCACTTTCACCAGCAGCGCCGACAGGAGCATTGATACGCCCCACGCCATTGTGTGCAGCCTCTTCAGTCAGCGTCGTAGGACGGAAATCCATCGTGTACGAAACAGAAGCGTGGCCTCGGTTGTCAACTTGGCTATCAGGTGCAGGCATTAGTCCTCCCAGACCTTAAAAGGGGTGCACTCAGGATACTGACCACTAGGGCCGTATTCAATCTTGGTAATGCCTTCCATCATTGGAGCCATGTGACTAGTCTTGCGACTAAGGCGTGGCTCCATGCCGGGAAGAGCAAGCGACAAATTGTTCTTTGAAGAAGCAGGCACAATTCCATCTGGGCCAATTTCTCCATGCAGTTCAGCATGCGTAGCCTGACGCTTCATTGAGGCTTGGTCTTTGCTCACTTAGGAAACCAACCATTCTTCCAAGTACCATCATGCGTAGGCATGTCACGGTAGAACAAGTTGGGGTTAACTTTTGGCTCATTGTCCGTCCACATGTTGCGAACAGGATTAATTTCGCCTTGATAGTGTCCTTCTTGAACGTGACCCATACGAGCACTTGCGTTTTTAGCCCAGTCTTGACGAGGGCCATTCCAAGGGGCAGAAACTTGGGCGGAATCTAAGCCTCTTACTTCACCATTTCCGGTGACTTCCATTACTTCTCCTTCGCATCCAATTGCGATTGAAGTTCGGCAATCAAATCTGCTTGAGCAGCAGCCAATTGTTCTTTGTGAACATCATCTGATTGGTACTGCTCAGAGAGGGGTACAGCAACCCCATGCATATCGGTCAGCCGTCCACAGGCAAGGCAGGTAACTTCATCAGCACCTGCTTGAATGTCCCTGCTTCTGCAGACTGCACACCTAATAGGCCAAGGCATTTGTACCCCTCTCTTCGCTAGTCAATCAACTACTGAATGTTGATGTTCGGGTTGAGTCCGGCCTCGTTGTCAGCACCGAGTGAAGAAGCAGTCTCCAAACGGTAGACCGAAGCCTGACGGAAGATGGAATAACCACCCAACCAGTACCAACCCAGTGGGACGTAACGGCGGAGAAGGTCAGTAACCGGGCCGGGCACAATGCTCGGAAGTGGGCCGTTACCATCTGCCATAGCGTGAGCCTTGGCAAGCGACTGGCGACCAACAATCAACGTGGCGTACACGTCAACTGCGTTACCTGCCGAAAGCGTGGCACCGTTTGAACCACCAAGAGCCACGCTTGCAGTACCAGTTGCAGCGTAGGTAAAGGTGTTGGCAACTTCATCAATTGAAGTAACCGTCACGCTACCAGTACCGGCAGTAATGGTGCAGTTAGATGTAAGCGAAGTAATTGTTGCACCAAGAGCAGGCGTCACAGTGGTGTAAGTACCAGTACCAATGGTGCCGGACGAAGCCACAATTGCAGTGCTCAACACAATACCAGTAGTAAACGAACTGCTACCGGCAAGACCAGCACCAAGGAAAACTGGGGCACGAGGCGTCTCAATCCAGCGAACACCTTCGTACTGACCAAGGTCACCAGTCCAAATTTCAGACGGAGCCGAGTAGGTGTGAGGTGCACGCCAGTTCAAAAGCGAGGTGCTCGTTTCCTGCTGGATGTCAACCACAACGTCCGGGTGGATAAAGCCGACATACGAGCCACCAAACGTAGGAACGTTCTGGGCACGAAGACGAGCACGAGCGGTTCGGATTGCAGTCGAACCAAGATAGTCAGTTGACGTAATTGCAGAACGAGTAGAACGACCAGTTGGCAAAGCAACGTTCGTACCAGTTGCAAGCACGTTACGAGCAATGGAGTCAAGCGAGACACCAGCGTTGTAACCAATCACGTTGGCAACAACAGGGTCAACGTCAACAAATGCCGTACCACGCAACTTAGCCGAGGTCACAAGGGCGTTACCGTATTCAGCAAGGGTAACCGTAACCTGCGAGTCAGTAAAGGTAACAGGCGTAACGTCTGCTGCTTCTGACAAAGCATTAGGGGCAACAGCAAGGTCGTTCACAATCGTGAAGAGAACCTGCTTACCGGGCATTGCTTGGTTCGTAGCACGAACGTCAGCAACTTGGTCAAAGTACAGTTCAGGACGGAGGGCAAAGTATGCCATCCGGTCATAGGCAACCTGTACAAGGTTAGTAGAGGTGGACAGTTCTGATGGGCCACCAGTGTAGGAACCAGCCATCTTAGGCCTTTCGGGTTATTTACATACCCCGGTCGAGGTACAAGCCAGTAACTGACGAGTACTGTTCGACAACCTTTGCTGCTTCTTCTGGGTTCGTTGCCGAAGCCAGAGCCGTGAGAAACGCCTGCTGAGGGTCAACGATGGATTCTCCACCGCTAGCCGTCACACCTGCTGCACGTCGCAACTGGTCTAACTCTGATTCCGATGTGTCCACTTCGCTATGGGCTTGAGCAGGAGGTGGAGTTTCTTTTTGGAAAATCCCATACTCATAAGCCTTGGCTTTGATTGCCTCAGGATTGGGTTCTCCTTGGTAAGCATCTCGGAGCAATGCTCCAAGGCCTTCCTCTGGGATACCAGCCTTTGCAAACGCAATTTCTAAATCACGCTCTGCAAGTTTGGCCTGCAATTCCTCAGCCTTCTTAGCCTGCGATTTCAAAGCCTTCATCTGAGAACGGATGTTCTCGTCACGAATCGGCTCGCCGTACTCATCGTAAAATTCGTCAGACATTAGGTTGTCGCTCCATCGGGATACGCGTGTTGGCAGGAGGCGCCAACGCGGATAGGGTTTAAACTTCTGTTTACAACAACTGCTCTATCGCACGTCTATACGCAAATAACGGTTGTGCTGCTCCGCCATTTGGGGCTGCTCCTACGGCTCTCCCATTGCAAGTGGGGCAGAAGGCGCTATAAAGATTGTAGCATATTTTAATTATGCAGATTCAAAATATTGCCACATGCCATGTGCTGCAACAAACACAGTGGTGTTGCGGTCGTTTTCGTCAGTGACGTACAAAATTAATTGACCGTTGTCAATGGTCTTAAAACCATCGGCGTCAATCTTGAGCGTCTTTCCGTCGATCATTGTGACCTTGAACATAATGCCTCCCTATTAAGTAGTGGGTGGCTTTACTATATCACTGTCTGCTAGAGCCTGCACCAATTATGCCACGAGGATTATCTGCGTATCCTCCGCCCTTTTGGAATGGTGCCAGAGTTTCTTGGCTTGCCCTTTGAACAGCACGTTGTGCATCTGTTTGAGCAATACCACCAACGCCACCAATTTCTGCAGCAAGCAATTGCTCAGTGTTAACTTTGCTTCCCGGCACACGACCAGTAACTTTGTCTTTAGTAAGCGCAACTTCTCGTGACGCAGCAAGTTCGGCATCATTAACTTGCTTCATGGTTACTGGGCCAGTTGACGTAGTAGCCCCAAGTTTTTGGCCTCTAACCATGTCTGCCATTTCTTCAGCAGTACGCTGGCTCAAACCAGTAAGGCCAACGTTTTGTGCGTACCCACCAATTTGAGCAGCAGCAACTTGAGTTTCCATCTTTGCCATGTCAAGCCATTTGCCTGTGGTTTTATTTGGGTGAAGAAAATACTCTGCAAGGTCGGCTTCAGTTTTGCCGTAATAATCAAACATTTTTTGTCTAACTGCAGGGTCTGAATTTTTAACGGCACTGTAAGCGTTAGCAATACGTTCAGTAAGTTCATTAAGTTTTACGCCACCGGCTACAAGTTTTGCAATCTCTGCTGGCCCAAGCACACCATTAGGCCCAGTTGTAAGACCGTAAGCACTAGCCAAAGATTGAGCACTGTTTTTAAATTCAATGTATTGCTGTTCGGTCATGTCGTGACCATTTTTTCTAGCGTCTTTCAAACCAGCAAAT